CCGCGGGCTGCGCCCCGGTGGTCTGCTTCCGCGGGGGGGGGGGCCCCCCGGCCCGGGGGCCCCCCCCCCACCAAGCTTTCATTCGTTCTCATTAGGGTTCTCCATGTTCTGACGCATCCATGCGTCCAAATCTGCGATCGAGTAACGGACCAACTGCCCGCGCTTCGCATAACGGGGACCGTCACCGGCCCGGCGCAGCGCGTACAAGGTGGACTCAGACACCTGCAAGTAGTCCGCCGCGCCCTTCGGGGTTACCCACCCCGGGGTCATGCAGCGTCATCTCCGTCAATGGAGCCGTGGAAGGCGTGGAGGATGACAGTCCCCGTGCGCTCGTCCTGGATCACGTAGTCCTCGGGAGCGGACGGCGCGGCCGCGAGCGCGGAGCGTCGCTCGGCGGCGTCGCGTTCGTCGGCTGCGATCTGCTCGATGTAGGAGCGGTCGAACAGGTACTGGCCGGTCTGGCCGGGCATCTTCTGGATAGGAGCGATGCGGCCTGCGCCGATTCGCTGATGCACAGTCCTCTTGGAGATGCCGAGCATGTCGGCAACCTCAGAGACATTCACAAGCTGATTTGTAGGCATGTGCATAGCATTGCATGGTTTTCAGATATGCACAAGTCGGCATGTGCATAGGTTGCAGATTCTGCGCATGTAGGGCACGCCTCAACTTTGCGCGAAACATTGCATGAGCACCCCAGATATGCAAAACTAGGCATATGAGCACTTCAGTCCAAACCCTCGCCAGCACAGGCTTTATTCCTCAGTGGACCATTGGGGACCGCCTGCGCAAGGCGCGCGAAATGACCGGCCTTACCCAGGTCCAGTTCGCCGAGCGCGTGGGACTCTCACGCGCCACGGTCAATAACAGCGAGCTCAACAAGAGTCAGCCGCGCAAGTCCGTTGTGCTTCTTTGGGCAATGGAGACCGGCGTCGATCGCGACTGGCTCATGACTGGCGCTGCAAACAATGAAACCCCCGACCCTGATGGGCCGGGGGGAGAGCTCCTGCGGTTGGATTCGAACCAACAACCGTCCGGTTATCGGCTTGGTCACAATGTTACCTTTTTGTTTCCTTCGCGCCCGAGCTGGGATAACACCGACGATCTTCCTTCCATCGCCTAGATTACGGCATCTTTCCGGTGGACACGCTCGCACCGTCGCGAGAGAGTGAATCCCCCCACCAACACTTACCCCGCAATGGTCGCAACAGGGGGCCTGCTCATCCCCCCTCCCGCGAGCGCGGGGCGCTGCGAGAGAACTAGGACACACAGATGACACCCCTCTGGGACTGGGACACGGCCGTCGCAGACTGGACGACCGCTATGCAAGCTGCTGGCCGTTCACCCCGGACGATTCGTCTTTACACCTGCCACCTTCGCAAGGTCATCCGCGAATGCCCCGATGGGCCTGCCTCCGTGACCTCGACTGACCTGCGCTACGTGCTCTCCGCGGGGTCGTGGAAGCCGGAGACGCGCAAGAGCGTGCGTGGTTCTGTCACGGCGTTTTTCCGATGGGCTCACGGAGCGGGCTTCATCCCCACCGACCCCGCGCATGGGCTGGCGGCCGTGCGCGTGCCCGCCGGCGTCGCCCGGCCCGTCCCTGACGACGTGCTCCACGACGCGCTCGCACGGGCTGACGAGCGCGACCGCACGATGATTCTCCTCGGCGCTTATGCAGGCCTGCGCTGCATGGAGATCGCGCGCGTCCACTCCCGCGACTGGGACGGGACTGGCCTGTACGTGACGGGCAAGGGCGGGAAGACCCGATATGTTCCGATTATCCGCATGGACCTGCGCCGCGCCCTCACAGCTTGTCGCGGCTACTTGTTCCCGGGGCAAGACGGCGGGCACCTGTCCGCTGGCTACGTCTCGAAGCGACTCGCTCGAGCGCTCCCTGCTGGCTGGACCGGGCACACACTCCGGCACCGCTGCGGCACCGCCATGTACGCCGGCACCCGCGACCTCCTGGCCGTCGGAGCCGTCCTCGGACACGCGAGGCCCGAGACAACCCGGCGTTACGTGCGCCTGCCGGACGACGCACTCATTAGCGCCGTGAAAGCCGCCGCATAGCCCCCACCGAACACACTGCACACACAATAGAATCACCACATACCCCACCGAAGGAGCTACCAATGACCACCTGGACCGACTGGGAAAACCCCACCCTCGAGGAAATCGCCGCCTGCATCCCCGATCACCAGCGAGAGATTCTCGGGCACTCATTCGGGTCCACCGGACCCGGTACCATCACCAAGATCACCACCACCCTGGACTCCGACGGGCTCTTCACCCCCGTCTTCATCCGCGCATACGCATACCGCGTTGACTGGGTCAGCCCGAACCCCTTCAGCGGCGGCCACAAGTCTCGCACTGTCATCGCCATCATCGAAGAAGGCGGCCGCGGCACCGATACCCCCTACGTCAAGCACGACATCTACGCCATCCCTGCCGCCCTCGACGAAGCTGAGGCGCAGGCGATGATTTCTCTTATCCGCCACCGGCTGCCTGTCCACGTTGCCGGAGGCGTCGAAGAGTTCTGATAGCGCAAGGAAGGCCCCGCCGCCCTCAGTGGGGTGGCGGGGCCTTCCTCTGTGTCCAGTCCTCTACGGGTGAACGAGGGAGGGATACGAGGCCATCAGCCCCGTCGCTCCCTTCGCGAGCGCTTGGCACGCCTGCGAGTCGTTGACAATAATGTGTGCGATCGTCGGCTTGCCTGATGCGTTCAGGCGGTTCCATACGTCCGCGCCGGCGCTCCACTCCATCCCGATGACATCCCACTGGGACAGGTCCAAGGTCGCGACCTCATTCGGGTAGAGCATCGCCATGACCTTGTAGCCACGGGCCTTCGCGCGCTTCGCTCCGGTCCCCTTCACAAAGACCTTCCACAAGACCCTGCGCTCAGGATGCCCCCCGAACGTCGTGTCCAAGTAATCGAACAGCTGCTCTTCGGCCGCCAGGTCACCCGGATTGCGTTGGTCTTCCGAGGACGTGGTCTTGTGGTCGATGGCGAGCACGATGTCATCCGGCACCTGATCGATAATATCCGTCAGCCGCATGAAGCCACCCGAGGCCTGGCGGAGCGTGCGCAGCGTCGACCACGGGGTGTTCCAAATCTGGTAGTCCGTGCCCGGCACCGTCCTCGATGTCTTCCAATCGTGGATAGCGACGAACTCGCCCGAGGAACATCTCCTCACGGACAGCTCGAGCGCCTTAAACCCGGCACGCAACGAAGCGGTAAGGCCCGCCTGCGTGAACTCCGGGAATTCGGTGCCACCCATCCGATGACTGATATAGAACGGGCGCCGCGACAGGAAGGCCGTCACCACATCTTCGCCTGCAGGAATCACCGGCGTCGACGGAGCACGCCTCGATAGGCTCACATCCCCACCTGCGCGCCGACGCACGCGCACGACACCCGGCCTATCACCGCCTGCGCGCCGGCGCTCGTAAACGACGATGTCAGGCATGCGCGATCACCTGCACCGCAAGGCCATTGCTCCCCTGCGCGTTCGGGTAGGTGACGACCATGTCCGCAGGCTGCGAGCCCGTGCGACGCGCCAACGTCACCGTCTGATAGTTGAGACCCTCCTGAGACGCGAAGGCGAGCTTTTCCCAGCCCGCAGAGACAGTCACCTGCTCCGAGGACTCAACGGCACTCGTCCGCTCGAATGCGAAGCCCAGCACGACGCCGGCACCCGCGAGCGCGGGAGCCGTGCAGGTCGTCGTCTCGGTCGGCGGGGCCTGGCGCTTCTTGACGTCGCCAGCCTTGATCGTGGAGGCTCCTCGGATAGACGCGGCTGCCCAGCCGATCTCCGCATTCTGGCTCAGCGTCAGCGTGACGGTATGCGCCCATGGGCCGGTGATGACGACGGCGCGCATCGTGCCGACCCAGTACGGGGCGACAATCTGGTCCCAGCCCTGCGGGACGGTCAGGTTCGCCGGGGTGCCCTGGGCTTTCTCGTTCAGGCCGATCACGATCTTGTCGCCGGCCTTGCCATCGACCTTGATCGTCACGGTCTGGCCGACGACCTGACCGGCTGCGCTGGCGACGAGCGTCGGGCCAGCTGCGGGGGCAGGCCCGGGAGTCGGGGACGGAGCAGGGGCAGCGCCAGAGACGAGGAAATAGAGCGTGCCGTCCGGGAGTGACTGTGCTTCGGCCTCTGTCGAGCAGACGGTGATGCCGACGCGCTTCAGGGCTTCGGCGAGCTCGGCCTTGGTGGCCAGGCCCGTGAGATCGCTCGTATGGGCGACGCCCGCCACGTCGGCCTTGGTGGCCAGGCCCGTGAGTTCCGCCTTGGTGGCCAGGCCCGTGAGATCGCTCGTGCGGGCGACGCCCGCAACGTCACTCTTGGTGGCGTATCCGGCGAGGTCGGCGCGGCTCGGGAGTTCAGCGACCTGCTGGCGTGTGGCGTAGCCTGCGAGGTCGGCGCGTGTGGCAAGTGGAGCCAGGTCGGTGCGCTTGGCGTATTCGCCGAGGTCGACCTTTCCGCCGGCGGAGGCTCTCGCGAGTTCTTCCTTGGTGGCGAGCGGTTCGATGGCCTTCGCGATCGCTTTGTCTGCGCCTTGCTTCGTGTAGAGCGTGGGCTTTGCCATGGTTAGCCTCCGATTGTGATTGTGTCCCCGTCGTCAGAGACGACTCCGCTGATGGTTGCTGTGTCGCCGTCCCCGGAGACATTCACGTCTGGGGTGCCGGTCTGGGGTGCCGGTGTGGGCGTCGCCTCGCCGGAGAACACGCTGTCGAGCGTGTAAGCCATGCCAGGCTTCAGCGTGACTGTCGCTTCGCGCAGTGTCCGGCCGGGGACGCTGAGGCGCAGGTGGACCTGCGTCGGTTCCGTGAGGTCGAGGGGCAGCATGATCTGTCCGCGCGGGTTCGCTGCCCGCGAGACGGGGCCGACTGCCATCATGGACGTTGTCTCCCCTGTCTTGGTCTTCAGGGTCGCCGTGATGTAGGCGAGGTGCTCAGGTGAGCCGTCGAGGCGCGTGACGTTTCCACTCACTGTCGTTCCTCCCATTTATCTACCTTCTCCTGTAGTCTGTCGAGGCGCTCATGCAGTCTGGCGTGAGCGTCGTGAGCGTGCTCGTCAATGGTGCGCTGCGAGGACTCGCGTGCTGTCCGCTCGTCGTGGAGCTCGGCGGCCATCTTGGAGCCGCGCTCGTCAATTCGTCCGACGCGCGCTTGCACGGAGCTGAGGCTCTCGCTGTGCGCGTTGAGAGTGGCCTCCATTCGGGCGCCCTGATCGAGGAGGCCCGTCACCTGCTTCGACAGAGCGCCGATCTGGTCCGATACAACCCAGACGGTCTCAATCGCCTTGTCGAGGTCGTCTCTGACATTCGTATCGTGGTTGTTCTTGATTTCCGCGTCCGCGCTCTTCGCTGCATCACGGGCCTCGGACGCGGTCTCCGAGATGTGCGCGAGCCGCGCGTCGAACATACGGCCGACGTACCGTAGGCCCGCGACGACTGTCGCGGCGGCAGCGCCAATGATGGCAACCACCGCCGCGACAATTGCTGCGACGACCTTCGGGTCGGCGATAATGTCAATCACGCGTACTGTCCGACGTGCCCGTCAGCTCATCGAGGGGCTGCCCGCCCGGAGTAGCGGCGCCCACCCAATCAAGGATGCTCGCACCGTTAATGCGGACGGCTGACAGCATCGTGTACACCGACCAGGCGACGCCGAGGAACACGGACATCTGCGTGACGAGCAGTCGCCACGTCGCCGGGTACGATCCGGAGACCCACACGGCCGCAGTCGTGACGAGAGCGACCGCGACGAGGAGCACCACACGGCGGCGGCGCGTCCACCACGGCTTGTCCAGCGCGGCCTGCACCATCGGCCACACGAGGCCGATAACCACCGTCGTGATGAAGGGGTCCGCTTGAAGCCCCATCAACAGCTTATCCATCTCAGTCTCCCTTCTCCGCGCCCGCGAGCGCCTGGTTGATTGCCGCGTTGGTGACGGCCCCGTAGATTTCGTCATCGTCCACACCGACGGCGCGCTGCAGGTCGCCAACGACGCGATCGTGCGCCGTGTCCGATTCATCTCCCCAGATGCCGTCCGGCTCTGCGCCGATCACGGACTGGACGTACTCGACCCCGAATGGGAACTGCCTGCCACCCCAGGAGCTGGCGGCGACCACGGCGTAGATACGCTTCGTGGTGTCGGGACCGATGACGTTGTCGGCGGCCGCGCCGACTGCTGCTTGCAGGGCCGTGATGTCGGTGTATCCCGCCGCGATGGTCGCATCGCCGTAGTGGGGTCGGATAATTGCGCAGACGGAGTCCCAGTCTCGGGTGCGGCGCCATACGCCGCCGCCGTTGCTCTGGGAGCCCGCAACGCCTGACGATGTGTTGAACTCAATGGTTTGGAGCCAGCCGCCGTAATTGGCTTCGACGATGCCGACGTGGTCGGCGACCCCGTCATCGTCCCAGTCGAAGCAGACCAGGTCGCCGGGAGCAGCCTGCGTCATCGGGGACACGAGTCGACCTTCGCGGGCGGCGGCGTTGATGCCATACGGGACGTAAGCGAAGTCGCCGCCGGGCAGGACGGACTGCTTCTCCTCGTCCGTCGCACACCACGAGGCCCCCATCGCGCAGAAGGGGACGCCGGACGTGCCGTAGTATGCGCCGTGCTTCTTGGCATACCAGCGGCCATACTTCGAGCCTTCCTCGGGGTCGTCCCATCGGGTGTAGCCAATTTCGCCGGCTGCCCATCCGAGGACATTCTGTGCGGTCATGCTCATCGCGCGGCCTCCGTCTGCTCGTAGGGGATGTAGATCGGGGTGACGACGTCGGGCGGCGTGTCCGTCGCGGGCGTCATCGAGGCCATGAGCTCTTCGATTGTCAGTTCCATATGTCTCTCCTTGGTTGGGTAGACGAAACCCCCCGGACGGGCTTGTCCGAGGGGCGAGTTCAATTGATGGCGGTCAGTAACCGATGGCCATCCACGCGAAGGAATGGCGTTCCTGTGAGGTCACGCCGGGGAGCATCGGCCTGAAGCCGCTCTTGTCGAGCACGTCCACGCAGAACTGTCGGCCGTTCTTGAAATTCCAGCCGGCCGGCCCCGAGCCGTACAGCGGCGTAATGGACACCGATACGCACTCGTGCGGGAACGGGGTATTGAAGTTCACGCGCGGCATGTAGAGATTTCCGAACGCGACCTCGGCGCTGGACACCGCGACTCGGCCGCCCTTGATGAGGCCGGGCTGGACCGTCGGACTCAGGCCCGCACCCACGGGCATATCCCCTACCGCCGAGAGTTCCATCTGCAGATTCGACTCTGCCGCCCACGTGCGGCCATCCCACACCCTCACGGCGTTAAGGTCGGTGCGCCACACGTAAACAGGCTGCGCCGCCGAGGCCACCAGGCCAGCAGCCGCGAGCGCGGACACGTACTGCGCCGCCGCCGTTTCGGAGGCGCACGCCTTGTAGGAGGGGATGGACAGGGATAGGGCCAGCAGGTCCTGGCGCTGTGCGGGGTCGGTAGGTGAGGGGACGCGGTGTCCCCGCTGGTCGAGGTAGCTCATGAGTGTCCTATCGGGAGGTGTAGGTGATGCGGATCGAGAGGCTGTCTCCGGTGGCCTGGACGCCGCCGTATGTCTGTCCGACGAGGGCGAGGCCAGTCCCCGGGGTTAGGAGCTGGGCGGCTAGGCGTGTGATGTCGACGGTCAGAACTGCGGCGCCCACCTGGACGGGGACGCTGATCGTCGCGCCCGCCTGGACGGGGCCTGTGTCCGAGTAGGTTGCGGCCGCGATCTGTGCTGACCATGCGGCTGACGTCGAGTGTGGGCGGAGCGTCAGCGTGGCGGCCGTGACTGTGATGCGTCCGAGTGCCTCGGCTTGCCGGCCGTATGTGGCGAGGCCTGTGAGGCGTGGGCCGCCTGTGTTTCTCTGCCAGGCTCCACCGCCACCGTGCCGGGTCCAAGAGGTTCCGTCCCAGGTGCCCGCCCACTGTGGGATCAGCACGGCCTCGCTCACTGTCCGTGTCGGGGAGGTCAGCTGTTCCCACTTGGGGAGTGGGTTCTCCGGTTTGGGCGCTGGCCCGAGCGCGTGCAGTGCCCGCCCCGTGTCGGGGTCGAGCAGGACGTGCGCTGTTTCGACGCCGGTCCAGTTGACGGCCGTCGCTGAAATCTGGATCGGCGGGCCGCCGCGCCGGGGGCGGGCGGCCCCTTCGCGCACGTCGAGTCGGTGTAGCAGTACTTCCAACCGGCGGGGTCGTTCACCCACGCGCC